GCTGTTATTAGAACAACAATCAGACGGAAACTAAAAGAGGCAGGTCTATTAAATAAATATGTGTTCCCCGTATTGACAGTACATGACTCTGTAATCTATGATGTTGTCAATGATGATGCTATCATTAAACAGACAGCAGAGATTATTGAAGATGCTTTCTGTAATGTCCAAGATTATTGGGAAGAGAAGTATAAGTTTAGACTAAAAGTACCACACTCCTGTGAGATTAAGATGGGCATGGATTGGGGTAATTTACACACTATCTATAAAGATGGAAAATGGAAATGGAACGAGAAGAACTGATTGAACATCAAAAAGCTGTAGCAAAACGTACATATGATTGTTTACCAGAACATGCTGAACTATTAGGTGGAGCACCACGAGATTGGTACTTTGGTAATTCAGCTAAAGATCTTGACTTTTTTATTCGGGATAATTACCTACTTCAAGCAGATGTTAAAGACTGGACAGATTATCTTAGAGCATGTTTGGGACCAGCTTTTACCTTTACAGAAGTTAAATCAAAGAAAGATCTACCAGAGAATTATGCTGTACCACACCTTGAACATGTAATTACTGGTTATTGGGAAGATGATCCTTATCAAACCCAGATTCAGTTTATTATTCATAATAATACTCACGTACAAGATATTAAAAAGACATTTGATTTTAGTATTAATAAGATTGGTTGGGATAGTGATGTACAAGAGTCTTATTATGGTGATGATTTTGACAAAGGAATGAAAGAAAATAAGATCTTTTGGTCTAATGAAGTTAAGCAAGACCGATATGATAAGCTTAAGTTTAAATATCCAAATATGAAACTTACTAGTGTACTAGAAGCAATTGTAATACCTCCAGCACCACCTGTTTTGGGCCGTCCTTTTATAAATTTTGATGCGGCCCAACCAGAACCAAGAGGTGTTCTACCAGTAAATCCTAATATGTGGAAAGCAGATAACTTCTTTGCTCAAGCACAGCGAGTAGATAATGATTTCGTAGATGCTCTTAGGTTTAATGTGGCTGAACAGTGGGCTAATGTTGTGGTAGAACAAGTGGGTGGTTTTGAAGATGAACCATTTTAATAATAACAAGGAATAACAATGGCTTTTGTACGACTGACAGATAAACAGCTTGACAATAAACTTAAGTTCATAAAAGATTATATTCAAGCAGATAATGCAGCTACTAGCTCATCAGTAGATGCAAATGCAAATGTGTCACATAAAAATATTGCAACTCTTGAAGCAGAGATTAATAAGGATATTAATATTCAAATTAATCGTAAGATGTTGTGTGATGAAATTTCTAATATCTTTGGAGAGGATCTTGCGAAAGAATATGTTCGCCAGCTTGAAGCACATGAAATCTATGCCCATGATGAGACCGCCCTACGACCTTATTGTGTTAGTATTTCTATGTATCCTTTTCTTATTGATGGTCTAACTAAACTTGGAGGAGAATCTCTTGCGCCGAAACACTTGGAATCCTTTTGTGGGTCTTTCGTTAATCTGGTCTTTGCCATTTCTAGCCAGTTTGCTGGTGCTGTTGCTACTGTTGAGTTCCTTACTTACTTCGATTACTTCTGTCGTAAAGACTTTGGTGACAACTATCTGGAAACAAACCGCCACCAAGTTGAAAACCATCTTCAACACGTAGTATATGCACTTAACCAACCAGCTGCCGCTCGTGGTTATCAGTCAGTGTTCTGGAACATCAGTGTGTTTGACAAGTATTACTTTGAGTCATTGTTTGAGACCTTTGTATTCCCAGACATGACTAAACCAGAGTGGGAAACAGTTAGTAAGCTACAGAAGTTCTTCTTGAAATGGTTTAATGAGGAACGTACAAAAGCACTATTGACATTCCCAGTTGTTACAGCAGCAGTTCTAACAGAGGATAATGATGCAAAGGATAAGGAGTTTACTGAAACACTTGCACAAGAGCTAGCAGAAGGTAATAGCTTCTTCATCTACATGTCTGAAAGTGTTGATAGCCTCGCTAGTTGTTGCCGCCTACGGAATGAGCTTGCTGATAACACTTTTAGTTATTCTTTGGGTGCTGGTGGTGTTGCTACCGGTTCTATTAATGTAATTACAGTAAACATGAATCGTCTTGTTCAACTAGGTTATGATCTTAAAGAGCAGATTGAAAAGATTCATAAGTATCAATATGCTTATCGTAAAATGATGGATAAGTTCCAAGCAGCTAAGATGCTTACTGTATATGATGCTGGCTTTATTAACCTTGATAAACAGTTCTTGACCATTGGTATTAATGGTATGGCAGAAGCTGCTGAGTCTATTGGTCTAGTAGCAGGTAATAATGATGCCTATAAAGAATTTGTACAAGATAAACTTAAAGTTATCTTTGATACTAACAAGGAAGGCAAGGCAAAGTATGGTGTTATGTTTAACACGGAATTTGTCCCAGCCGAAAATCTAGGAGTAAAGAATGCTGAGTGGGATAAAAAGGATGGGTTGCTTGTTAAACGTGACTGCTATAATTCTTATTTTTATGTTGTTGAAGATGAAACTTCAAATGTGCTTGACAAGTTCTCTCTCCATGGTAAAGAAATCCTACAATATCTTGATGGGGGGAGTGCTCTACATCTCAACTTGGACCACCTTGCTACTAAAGATTCTTATCTGACGTATTTCAAAGTAGCAGCTATTGCTGGCTGTAATTACTGGACTACTAATGTTCGTACTACTATCTGTAATGTGTGTGGCAAGATTGATAAGAATACACTTACACACTGTTTGCATTGTGGCTCAGAAGATCTTGATTATGGCACTCGTGTTATTGGTTATCTTAAGCGAGTAAGTGCCTTTAGTAAAGCTCGTCAGAAAGAAGAAAATAAACGGTGGTATCATAGCCGTAAAGTTTGACAGAATAAAAAATACATGTCATAATATATGTATGGATTGATGATTTAAAGAGGTTAAGCAGTTAATAGCTGTCGGATTGGGTGTTCCCAGTTGCCTCTCTTTTATATAGCCCACTAGCACAAAGGATAGTGCAACTGAATTCTAGTTAGTTGGTTGGGGGTTCGAATCCCTCGTGGGCTGCCAGTTATGTTGGTAAAGCAATTTGGAATGCTAGGAGATAACTAATAGTCTAACTATAGTGCGCGTACTCTGACCGGCAACGCTCCGGTGTATTGTGGTTCGATTCCACATACCAACACTTAATTATTTTTACAAAAAAGGAAATACAAACACATGGCTGATTATCGTAAACAAGTAGGTACATTCATCTCTTTCAATGAGAAAGTAACAGCACAGAAACAAGCAGGTGGTACTTATGAAGCTTGGCGATTGATTTATACTAATGCTGATGGTGAGGCAGTTAATATTACCAAACCAGTACAGTCTTTGAAGTTTAACCAACCACTTGCTAAAGCATTTAAGAACTTGCAAGCAGGTGATGAGTTTACAATTCAAGAAGAAAAGAATGCTGCTGGCTTCTGGGAAATTAAGACCTTGACAAAAGGTACAGATACGTCAGAACCTATGCAGATTGCAACACCTTCTGGCCATACTAAATCAGCAGGCAACCCAGTTCCAGTATCTACTAGCCGCGACTTTGAAAGTAAGGATGAGCGACTTGCAAAACAAGAATATATTATCCGACAGTCAAGCCTTGAGCGTAGTGTTGAGGTCTTGTCTATTGGAGCCAAAGTTCCAATTAACCCCGGAGCAGTTATTGAACTTGCGGAAGTATTCAAAAAGTACGTTCTTTCGGGAGTTGCAAAAGTTGACAAAGGCGGTATAGAGGATGTGGAGGATGATATCCCACAATGATTATAAAAGATGTGATGTGCACTAACGAATTATGTACAGAACAGAATGTGCCGAGGGAGGTTTTCCTTCGGCGTATTTCTGATACTCATATGTGTGAGGCTTGTGGACAACCCTGTACCACAGTACTATCAGCAACACCCTCACATTTTAAAGGGAAAGGTTGGTTTGCAACAGATGGCAAATACTAAATCAAAACAATATACAGTGTGGTCTAAAAAGCAAGGAACAACAACATTCCAACAAATTAGATTCTTAGATGATAAACGTGCTATAGAATGGGCAGAGAAGAGCCCATACTGTGTTCGACTCACAAATGATAAGGATGCACAGGTGTGGCCTTAAAAGCTCTTGTAGATGCTGATTTGATTTTGTATAGGGTAGGTTTTACTACGGAGGATATAGATGAGTCAGATATTGTTGCTAATAGAATTGATGGTCTAGTACAAGATACTATCATCAATGCTATTGGTGCAGATGATTACTGCCTCTACTTTACTGATGGTAAGAACTTCCGCTTTGATGTTTATGATAAGTATAAGGAATCAAGAAAAAATAAACCTAAACCAAGACATTATGATTGGATTAAAGCTTATCTAAAAGAGAATTATATTTGGGAGTCAGATCCTTACTATGAAGCAGATGATCTTCTGGGAATTAATCAGACAGAGGATACTGTTATTTGTAGTATTGACAAAGATCTTTTACAGATTAAAGGCCACCACTTCAACTTTGTTAATGGACAACATAACTTTGTTACCCCAGAACAAGGACATTTGTGGTTTTGTAAACAACTATTAATGGGTGATAATACAGATGACATTCCCGGAGTACCTCTTATTACTAAGCATGGGATTAGTAATAGGCTATGTTTTGGTGAGAAAACTTGTTCAAAATATCTGGATGGACGAGAAGATCCTCTCCAAGAAGTTGTCAACATCTACAAGAAAGTTTACAAAGACCAAGACTGGAACAAAGAAATAAATCTTAGGGGCAGTCTTGTTCATATTAGAACAGACTATATTACTGATGCAACACCTGTTTGGAACTACCATGAATAAGAAAGTATATAACTCACCAACAATACAAATGACCATTTATATGTCTGGGGATATTAATAAAGCTGAGGATATAATTAGGAAATATTGTCTAGATGTAGGCTTTTGTGTAACAATTGAGTGTTGTAAGTTTATCTATTCTGGTGGTGAGGAGTTTGGTTTTAAGATTGGAATTTTGAATTATCCAAGATTCCCATCCACAGAAGAAGAACTTACAGAGAAGTCTATTGCTTTGTGTAATCTTCTACATGATAATCTATATCAATGGTCATCTCTACTAGTCACACCACAAGCAACAATGTTTTTTACGACAAGAGAAAAAAATGAATAATCGAATGTGGAATATTAAGAATAAGTATTACGATGCGATTCTCAAAGAATAAAATCAGACAGAAGGCTTATGCTAATGGGTACAGGTCAGGTTTAGAGGATAAGATCTCTGATACCCTTAAGTCATTAAATGTAGATTTTACTTATGAGCAGGACAAGATTCCATATCTTGTACCCGCAAGTAAACATAAATATACACCAGACTTCAAATTACCTAATGGTACATTTATAGAGACCAAAGGTAGATGGACAGCCCAAGATCGTAAGAAACATCTTCTGTTAAAAGAACAACATCCTGAGATTATTATTAGGTTTATCTTTAGTAATCCTAATGAGAAAATCTCTAAAAGGAGTAAGACAAGTTATGCCGACATTTGCACAAAACACGGATGGGAGTTCATTGGATGGAGAGACTCAATCCCAGACAAATGGTTATCACCTAATTGTTGAAAAGGACGGTCATGCTTTACGAATTGAACGTGGAGGCACCTCCTCACTAGAAGATGTTAAAGTAATCTCTTTAGAGTTAGCTATTCAGAAAATCTATGAATCATTTAGAATGACAGATGAAACTGTCCCAGAGGAACTTAAATAAATTGACTACAGATATGATTATCATTGGGGATGCTCATGTGCGTCCAGATATTTCTAATGAACGTTTCGATTGGCTTGGTGAGTATATTGCAGAATATGTTAAAGGCAACCCAGAAACAACAGTAAAGATTATTGATATGGGTGACTTTGAGGATATGCCCTCACTGTCTTCTTATGATCGTGGTAAGCTAGACTTTGAGGGACGACGATATGCTGCTGATCTAGCTGCTGCCCATGATGCCCGTAGGCGTTTGCTTAAACCTTTGGATGAACTTCAAAGCAAAGCAATCCAAAATAAAAAGAAAATCCCAACAAACTATGAACTATATGCTCTTGGAGGTAATCACTTTGAAGGACGTCTTAACCGCATTCTGCAAGAAAATCCTTGGCTGGATGGTACGCTCCGTGTTGCTGATGGTGCTTATGTTGACTTTGGTTTTACATACGTCCCTTTCGGTAGTACGATTACCCTTGATGGTATTGTCTTTACTCATTATTGGAAAGCCAGAGGATCTAATTTCCCGATTGGTGGTGGGAAAACTCCGGCAGCGACTATCCTACGAGAAAAGCTTTGTAGCTCGGTTACAAGCCATTCGCATGTACTTGATCGAGTCACTACAGTAACAGGCATAGGAGATAAACTTTATAGCCTTGTTGCCGGGTGTTTCTTAGCAGAAGATCAAGAAGAGAAATATGCGGGGCAATCTAATAAGGCTTGGTGGAAAGGTATCTGTGTACTTAAAGATGTAAAGAATGGTTTCCCTCATGGGGGTGAGCAGTTCATTACAGTTCAAGAGTTGAAGAAACGTTATGGATAATACTAAATTGTATAAGCTTAAGTGGGGAGGTTTCCAGCCTTCCCCAATAGCTAATGATAATACTCCAATAGTAGATCTTGTTATGCAGGATTTAATTAAACGTAAAGAAAAAGGAATTAAGACCTATGGTGTACCACTCCAAGCAGGAAATGGTAGAGATGCTCTTCAAGATCTTTACGAAGAACTTCTAGATGCTTGCTGCTACATTAAACAGGCTATGGAAGAAAGGAATGGATAATGCCATATACTACAGCAGAACTGATTGAACATCTGAAAAGTGTTTCAGAGATTGACTTGATTGAAATGCTTGACTTGACTACAGAAGATCTTATTAATTACTTGAGAGATAGAATTGAAGAAAGAGAAGATTACCTCCGAACACAACTCGGAATTGATGGTTAAACCAAGCCGTGTAGCCTTTAAGAAAGATCATAAAGGTAGAGTACATTCTAATATAGATAATCTAGAGACGGCAGCTTATAGGGGCCGTAAACATGAACTAACCCTTATAGAAGCTGAACAAGAAATTAAAGATTGGTTGAAGTAAATAGCTAAAAATAAAGCCCCAAGGACTCAACATCCAAGGGGCTTTTTTGTTTTTATACTACAAGAGATTTAATTGTTTCTGCTAAAGTTTGTGCTAGGATATCTCTATGTTTCTGATAAGACTCCAGATCAGATTTATTTGAGATAAAACAAACCTCAAGTATCATACCTCCAGACTGCACAAATGCTAGTTTTGAGTGCTGCGATTTTGATTGGTCAATCCAGCCCTTGTCACCACGTAGTTTCAATCCAAGAGTTAGTGCGGTTGTAGCTGCCAGTTTCTGCGAGACTGTTTTCTGTTTGGGTAGACTAATGCACTCAACCCCATTTGCAGATGGGTCAACAACCGCATTGAAATGAATTTCAATTGCTAATGATTTCCCTGCAATCATTTTGACGGCGGACGAGAGTGGTAGATTTTCTGAGCCAATACCATCCTTAACTACATCAAACCCAGCTAGAGTTAAATGCCCTGCAAGGGTGTTACGAAGTTCAGTAGCTAATGTTGCCTCAACAACTCCATTTGCAATTGCTCCCAGAGCTGTATTACTGTGCCCGGCTGAAATTAGTATAGTGGTCATACCGGCACCATGCTAGAAATTTTAGCAACAACACGCAGATTATCAGGAACCGTTGCACCGTTGATTGTGATTGTACCTGCTGAATTTGTTCCGCCAATAGATAGCCCAGAGCTTGCAAGAGTGGTCACCAGCACGGTATTCGAACTTCCCCCCTTTGAAAACACTGCTCGAACATAGTTATTCGTTCCTACTTCGCTGGCATACAAATCACCCTGCGTGGGGGAGTCGCCAAAATAAGATGGGGCAATACCGTTCCCATTAATTTGGAAATTTGTGAACTCACGAATCCCGGCAGACTTAAATAATCCAGCGTCGCAAGTTCCAGCTATCGCGGCGTCTGTTAATTTAGTAAGCCCCGGAATAAAACCATGATCACCAGTAGGCTGAGTTCCGCCGTTCTTTATTTTAATCCCGAAGATATAAGACGAAGCATAATTGACAATGCCACCGAGCAGGTTGTCAATAGTCCCACCACGAACCGACGAATCTGGGGAGTTAATACTATAGGCGATTGATGAACCGAGCGTGCCATTACCAACCAACGTCAAATCAGTGATGTTGACGTTACTAAAGTTGGTCCCGGATTGGACACCAGTAAACCCAGATGCTGCGCTCCCAGCGACCCACCCGCCTGAGATTGTTGCAGTATGCCCATTGGTCAAAGACACGCCAACATTAATGCAAAAATCGAGAATACAATTCGTCAAATGAAGTGCTGTAATATTGTCCCCAACAACCGCATCCGAGTAGACCGTGATAATATTTGACAGCCCAAGTCCTTCATTTTTATTTCCATAAATTGGGTGAACGGCGGCTGTCAAATGAAATGCTTTTGAGCAAAATCCGACCATGCTATCCGAGACAGTATTATTAACTGAATAGTTCAGCCGGAATACGTTCCCGGTCATGACTGCTGAGTCGTTATCTACACGAATGTTTGTGAAGTGAGATTCTTTACAATCCCATAAGTCAAACACATTCGCCCACTTTTGCTCAAAACATTGCACATCCGAGAAACGATGCCGAATCCCTGCAATTCGAGCCGCACCAACTGCAACCACCGCCGCATCCTTATCAAGCTGCAAATTCTCAACTCTACAGCCTGATCCGTCCAAATACAAAAGATAATCTGCATTCGCGGTCAGAGTCAGCGTCGCACCGTTACCTTTAATAATGATGTTGCGGTTATTGTTGTTAAGCATGGCACTTACTTTGTAGTCGCCACCACTACCAAGATGTAGTACTCCTCGCCCACCAGAGGAGAAACTATTGATTGCTGCTTGAATTGCAGCGTAGCTATCCTCCCCCCCAGTCGGATCAGCGTTAAAATCATCCACGCTTCGGCGTTCGGCTAACTTGTCAGAAACCCAGCGCCCAACAAATCCGGCTAGATTGATAAACCAACCAACCATCCCTGCCCCTTTAAGCGGGTCTGTTTTATTGCCAATACTATAAGTAAGATCATTAACATCCTGTAGCCAATTAGTAGCAACTACTGTCTGTTTGTCAATAAATTGAGTATTACTCATTATTCAATTGTCCTTTAATTTCAAGTTCTGTGGCAATCTTTTTCTTCCACATCTGATATTGTTCAAGAGTTAATTTCTTAGTAGTAAGAGCATTTTCCATCTGAGCACTGACAGAAGTGGCAAGTGTTTGCTTAACATCAAAAGATACTTTAGGGTCTGTCATTAGAGCAATAAACCTTTCAATAGCTTTATCTCTGTCAACACGTTTGGGAGATAAGAAGTTCTCATAAGCTTTGGTATTAAAGTCTTTAATCAGTTTAGATTTATTAGCTTCAATTACAAATCTTTCTTTACCTTCCAATTCCTTTAGTTTATTCTCTGGGTTCTTATACCCAAGAATAGAGCCAATATCAGATGTATCAGCACTCGTAAAGCTTGGTCTTGTCTTAGTTCCTCTACCAGTCAGATGTGTAGCCGATTCCAGTTCAGATTGCTCAAGATTCTTTAAAGGCTCTTTAGCAAAAGAAGGAAGTGCAGCAACACCAAGATCAATAGTATCTCTAAAAGGTTTACCCCTAGACTGCATACCACCAGCCACAAAATCAATTGCTCCTGGAATATTCTTATCCACATTAGCAAGAAACTGAATTGGATAACCAACACTAGGAACTACTGATGGTGCAGTAACAGCCTTACTAAGATCTCTATTAGAAGCAGCATCTATAATACCACCAGCAACTGCTTGCCACATCTTCTTCATTACTGGATCAGATGTTTGTTGATACTTCATAAGAGCCATCTTCTGTAGTTTTTCTGTTGGGGTAAGCCTCTTCTCATAAGGATCATCCGACCAACTCTCAGCAAATTCACCTAAAGCATTCTCTATATTAGTATAAGCATTAGCAATAGATGCAAGTTCTGTAGAGTGTGCTCCAGCCACCATCATAGGAACTATTGTAGAATATAATAAAGGTTTAAAGTTACCCTTACCGGCAGCCATTTTAACATTAGACAGAGCATAACCCCAGAAGTGTGCATAGTAAGTATCAAGAGCAGTAATCAGAGGAGCTGCTTGCCCAAACATCTTCTTAAAAGCTGTTGGCTTACTAAATACACGCATGTCAGGCAGAACTCTTGTAATCTCATTAGCAATAATATTATCTCTAATTTTAGGATCAGAAATAGTCTTAGCAAGAGCATTATCTAAAGTAAGTGCAGCTAAGTATCTAGCCATTTGATCTGGTTTACCCAACACTTGTGCCACTTGGTCAAACTTCTTCTCAATAGCGCCGGTGATGTGTATAGTACCAGAGTCAAACACATCATTGTGATGTAGCATCTGGTCTAGTTCACCACGATCATAAAGCAGCTTAGAAAGTTCTTTAGCTCTGGGTGTACCAGTGGCATAATCAAACATACCCTTAGACATGGCAGACATAGAGCTGCCCATATCCACACCATAGCGCTGCATCATGCTCTGGAAGTGGCCCGGCATCTTCATCATACCTAACATGCCCTGAACAGCTTGGTTCATGCTTAGAAGCACTTTAGTATAAGCAAGCATTGTGCTTGTTTTAATAAAGGAGGTTACATGTTGTTGTGGCAAAGAGTATTTACCATCTGTAAGAGTTTCTGCTAGACGTTGAGCACCTTTAATAGTATCCTTAACAACTTTATTATTAGAGACTGTGCTAGACATAGCAGGTCTTAGTTCATTATCAATCCAGCCAAGTGTATTTTCATGGCCCCCGCCACTCTCCAAGGCTTCTCTAAGATCTTTGGTTTGATATTGGAATTCCATATCAGCCACATATCTCTTAATAGCATCAGCATAGTTAGCAGAATTCTCTAAGAATCTCTTACCAGATTTTTCAGCAGGAAGATCTAGATCAGACAACATCCGTTTACCTTCAAGCATATAAGACTTAGCTGGATTCTGTGTAGCAAAGGCGTGTGCTAGTTTAGCAGCATCATTAGTAAATTCACCAGAGCGTCTAATAATATTGAACTCAAGAGTATCTACATTTTCACCATTCTGCTTAAGCAATGTCTTAATATCATCAAGGTTATGTTTAAGTTGGTCAGGTGATACATGTTGGAAATTAGTTTCTACCAAAGAACCATCTGGCCGCTTAATAGAATAGTAATACTCTTTATGACCACTGGCAGTAATATAGTTCTCAATCCCAACAATAGGTTCATAACCCAACTGAGTTCTAACTCTATTAACTTGATCCAAAGCAAACCCCATACTTTTATTATAAGCATCAGCCAAATCTTTTAGATGTGCAGGAAACTCAACATTCTCACCTCTAGATTTCTTCATTTGAATATTAGCAAACTCACCAGCTAAAGTATTCTTCTTCTTAAAATTATCCCCAGTTCTAGCTACAAGCTTGCCCATAAAACTGTCTTGATTTAACATACCAAGAATGAGGTTTCTACCTGTATTAGTATTACTAGCAACCTTCTCACCAAACATGCTAGCAAACACTCTTTCTGTTGTGCCTTTAATGTTATTATACTTAGTGTAGAAGATCTCTGGAATAACATGCTTACCACCACTAGCACCCTGTAGAGCGGCTAGATTAGGTGAAACAAGAGAAGATGTATAAGTAGATCTATCAGGAAGATCAGGGGTCTTAATAGCAACCTCTATTAGCTTAGGATCATCGGGTTGTACTTCACCTCTATAAGCTGCTTGAAGAGTTTTAGCTTCTTCTTGATTAAGAGGATTACCATTCCTATCTTTCTTGAAGTAATCAGCAACACGTTTAAAACCACTAACAACAGCTTCACTAAAGCCCGTATTAACAGCCCCAATCTGATTACGTCTAGCAGTCCTAAAACCTTTGCCCATATCAGTCTTAAGTTGGTCTGGAGCATCATTAGCAGCAATCTTAGCACCACCATGCTCAATAGCATATTTGTAGAGTTCAGTTGCCACATTCTGATTACGATACATTTCATCAACAAAGATATCTTCGTTGAATCTTTCACCAGTAGACATTTCCTTAGTGGAGAACAACAGTTCACCAACAGGCTCACCACTCTTATTAAGAGCAAGAGCAGTGCCCTCACCATTAGCATCATGCTGTAGAACAAGATCAACTTTCTCTGTACCATCTTTAAGGGTGATCTCTCTTGCCTTACCTTCAGCAGCTAATTGTCTAGCAGGCTGAACAACAACATCATCCCAGTTTGGGTGTAGTCTACCAAGACTAGAAGCCTCATTAATATTTCTAGGAAGTTCTTCTTTAACACCAAACTTAGGTTCTGCTTTCTTCAAAAGAGACTGTGGAGCATTCTCTATTTGTTGTTCTGCTCTCACTGGGCCTTGGTATTGCTCATCAAATCTGGGCATAGGTTCCATAGGAATATCTCTATTAACAGAGACTTGTTCCTCAATACCTCTAGATTGTGGTTCATAGATAGGCATACCATTTTCATCAATAGTAAGCCTTTCATTTCTAGCACCATATTGATTCCCACGAACCTGTTGAGCATCAATATCAGCAGTTGTGATTTCAGCTAACTGTTTCTCAAGCTTCTTAATAACACCCGCTCTTGGGGTCTTTTTAGATTGTTCTTTAGTAAGTTTAGCATGCACTTCAGCGGCTAGAGAAGCAAGTGTGTCTTTGGGTGGAGTAACTTGTGACTTTCCAGTTGTGCTAGGGAGACCCTCTTCCGCAATGATTTTGCTGTCAGGAGACTTATTAGGGCTCCTATTAATGTGACCAAGTACACCGCCAATACCAGCACCAATAATACCTTCTTTAACATAGTCTTTAAGTTCTCCACGATATTGTTTGGCTAGATCTGGAAACTGGTCCTCAATCAAAGCAGCAGTTGTTTGCCTGTCCACAACAGACCCAGTAACAGCCGTACCACCTCCCCATAAAGCCCCGCCCCTCAAGCCCTTACCAATGGGAGCTAAGTTAGAGATAGCATTAACACCAAAGGTAGTGGCAGCAGCTTTAGCAGCAGTCTTAGAATCAACTCCTGCCTCCGTGAGATCCATATAACGTTGAGTCATGGCTTGGGCAGGAGCAACACCAGTAAGGGCGGCAGGCAACCCCCCAGCAATTTGACCAAAAGTTCCTGATTGTTGTGTTTCTTTCTTCCCCTGCTCAAAACCATGACTAGCAAGATTAAATAAGTAGTCAGACACTTTCTCAGGCACAACTGGGCGGATTGTATTACCAATAATCATATTACCAGTAGCCACACCGCTACGTACACCTCCCTTAATACCTGCCCAAGGATCATCCCAGAAGCCTGGCCCTTCTTTCTGCTGTGGTGTGGGAGTAGCTTCTTGTTGTGGAGAATATTGTTTTCTAAGAACACCAGCAATATCATCATCAGACATATTATCTGGAAATTCCCCAATACCCCCATCTGGGAGTTGTACTCTCTTAGCCATTGTATTTCCTTATTCTAATTTACCTGTGTTTGGATTAAATACTCTAACTTTTTGTGAAGAAGATTGTGATGTAGAACCACCACCCTCAAGAGCTCTTAGTTGAGCTTCTGCTTGGGCATATAGGGCAGGATCAATAATCTTCTTAATTGGGTCGGCAACAAAAGCACGGAGTTGTTTGATTGTGGTGTTTTCCTGACTAACCTCACCTTTCTGTACTGTTTGAGCCTTCTCACCCAAGAACTCTCTACTAGCCAGCACCAATGCTTGACCTTTAGGCATCCCTTGCCCAGCAAGATCTGCTGCCCTACGTTGAACAAAGTTTTCCATATCAGTAGGCTTATTAGAGGCTGCGGCAGACATTCTAGATCTAGATTCATCTGACTCATAGCCAAGAAGTTTAAGCATCATATTCTGATATTCTTTCTGGGTTGCTGGAGTAAGATCAAAATCCTTACCTCCAAGACGAACATTCAGCTTCTTGCCTGTATAAGGAGCATCCTCAACCATCTGACCTTGCATCTTAGTAGTCTCTGCTTTTGGTTGAGTCATCATCATTTGATTTCTAAGTGATCTATATTCAGGGGAATTTTGAAGGATGAGATCTTGAACAGCGGCATCTGTTTGTCCCGGAAGGGTTCTCATCTTTTGTTGAGCTTCCATAGCAGCAAAGTCTGCTTGTGGAGCCCATTGACGTTCTTGGACCCCTAATTGCCGATTAATAAGGTCTTGGTGGGTATTACCTAGTTGAGAAGCTTTTAGTGCTTCTCTGGACATTTGCTGACCACGCAATGTAGCTTCTTGATTGATAAGAGCTCTATCTACAGGATTAATCATTGACATAGATTGATTTGCAATAGTATTAGCAAAAGGTAATCCATAATCAGCATTAAGAGGTCCACCAAGTACTTGAGTCAAAAATTCCCATGTTTTAGTTCCTTATTATAGTTTATACCAAGTATTATCTGGAGCAATATAAATATACTTAACAGAAATAAGTGGACTTAATGTTGTGATTGTTCCTAAGATAGTTTTAGAGGAAGTGAGAGTAACAGAAGTAACTGTCTGTGTACTCTCTATCCAAATAGTCTGACCATCTATGGGATTTGGTGGTAAAGCTATTGTCAATGTGGCCAATGATCCAATAGGTCGTAAGATAAGATATTCTTTATTATCCAAGAAGTTTACTGTGGTTCCAGTTAAGGGTGCTTCTAGTTGATAAGTAAAACCATAATTAATCTTGGGGATATCTGGAATAATGCTTGTTAGAGTAGTTAAATCCCCTACCTGAGCATTAGTTAAGTGATACCTCTCTGTAGCAGACCCACCCTGAATATTGCTTAGGTTATTATGAATGCTCGGGGATATAACATACTTACGAAACTGATTAAACCAATCCTGCCAAACATAAGCTGAAATATCTTTCTCATGATATGGAGGAGGTGAGATCTTCTGTGCCATTAATGTGTTCCTGTATCTAAATCCATCTCAATAGAATCTAATCTTAAAGGTTGAGTATTAGTTTGGATAATTTTAAATGCTCTACGTCTAAAAGCACCACATTGTGTTAGAAGACCTCTAGCATTTAAATTAAGTGTTCTTGCAGAAGACCAAGTATTATAATCATCATCTGACCACTGAACAGTAACAAAACTATCTGCTCCCTCGAAACTAACAGTAAAATCACCTACCAAATAAAGCTTTCTACAGAACTTTCTATCATAACCACCACCATCATAAATAGCTGTTTGAATAGTAACTGTAAAAGGTGTTCCATTTGGGGTATTAGGAGCTATTTTATCTGCTCGAGCCCTTTGGTCTAGATAATATAGATAACTAGTTTCTCTATCTTGAATAATAGTAGTACCTAATCTATCAGCACTCAAGAAAGCATCAATACCAGACCACTCATGCCACATCTTTTCTACAACATCATAAACTAAAGTTCTTAGAATAGATTTATCAGATGTGTTAACAACATTAAGAATATATAAGAAGTGACCATCTGTCCTAACAAAACTAGATGTAAAGTTAATCCCGGAAGTTCCATATTGATATATATAACCCTCAAGAATTCTATTGATAGCTTCATCACTTACAGGACGTAATCTCAAAGATTCTACTGCCGCAACGAAGATGCCCCCAGATTTACTGGAAGCAACAAACATTAAAAGACCATCCACAGAAGCCACAGAATCTGAGTGGTGTGATCCTGTCTGTAGAGTGGCTTGGGATGTTCTGGCTAAAGGGGAGCCTGTTTCTGTGGCATCATCATAGAAGAATTCAACAGAATATGTACCAACAGCCACAACTTGATTTGCTTGTCTAGAAAGAGCTATAGCCTTATCTGGGTACATTTCAGGAGTAATGAAATCTCCCGGCCATACTGTTGGATCTGGAGCGTCATCCACATTAAAACCACTATTATGAATTCTACCATCAGCATCCAACAAGAAAACATAACCATCCATGTAAACTGGTGTGGGTTGATGTGGGGAAGGAAAGCCCACATCTGTAATTTCAACCACAACATTTGTAGAGGAGATAGTCCAAGCACTAATCCCATCACAAAAGAATAATCCATTAGTTGCAGATCTAAATTCAACAAAACCACATTTAGTAGAGGCAGTGCTTATACTAGGAATTAATGCTGTACCACCCAAACCAGATAAATCTGAGTAATATAAAGTGTTGCCAGAAACATAATAAACAGTATTATTTTCTTCCCAGTAATAAACACCTCTACCATATCTCGGAGATGGGTTTGTTTCATCCGCACTTGGGCTATTAATAAAAATAGTACCTGCACGCTTCTTAAGATAGAGTTTCTTTTCTTCTGTCTCCAAGTTCTTGTTAGACATTGGTAGGCAATTAATAAAATGTTGATCCTTATTAATATCAATACTTCTAGCTGTAACAGAACCAATTAAAGGTAAACGAACTTTAGACATATCTTTTCCTATAAGTTACCAAGAATCATCTGAACCAGAAGATCCACCATAATCAGAACTAGGCCCAGAGTCATCTGAAGAGGTATTGTCACCAGAGTCACCCCAACCAACACCATCCCAACCACCAAAGCCCCAATCAGTTCCCTCAAGACTTCCAAGATCACCCAAACCCAAATCACCATCAATACCGCCTACGTATTCTCCGGGAGTTCCTCCATAAGGATCACTTTGATAACCCCCAGAAGACACGGCTGATGTTCCTGTATTTCCAGGATTACTAGCACCTCCTGTACCATAACTACCACCATTATCTGAGGAAAGGGCACTATCACCACTACCAAAATTCCCCCAACCAACATCATTATTACCAACATCAGAAGTGTTAGGATTTTGATTATAAGAACCATAACCATATGTTGGATCATCACCAGTTAACCAGTCTACGGATTTACCAAACCAACCCGGCTCGGCATAAGGATCATAATTATTACCAAAATTACTCCAACCACCAATTACTCCTGGAAGACCCAAAACATTTCCACCAACCACTCCCATAGTACTTAAACCCAAACCCAGAGCACCATAAGCTGTCTTACCCATAGAACTAAGATCTTGTCCAATAGTGGTGTTCTGAGCACCATGAACAGAATCATCTGTTATACCCTCACCAGAATTATCTTCAGATAAACCCAGATCTCCTAAAGTTTCAGTAATACTTGTAGGAGTTTCTGATGGGGTTGTATTAGATGTACTAGATGAACTACCACTCCAAGCGGGGCGTAGACCATAAGATCTATAACTATTATATCTATTAGCCATTATCTAATGTACTCCTGTCCAGCAGTATTAATAGACATAAATAAAGATGCATCCTCTTGACCAAAAGAAAGAACCTCTGCTTTAAGTAATTGTGCTTTATCTTGTAGAAGCTTACGCTCCCTAATAGGAACACCATATTCATCAGCAAGATCAGAAGCTAGACCATATACCAAAGCCCTATTCCACTCAGAAGGAAAGTCAGGAAACTCATTAGCAGACAGAATATCATTAAATTGATCTTGATAAATTACTTGTAGTTCTCTATTAGTGGCAGAATAAGTATCTGGGACAGGATAAAGATTAATATCACCAGACGTGCTTTGAATATCATAATAATACTGTGTAGGAGTTCCCTGATTAGTTTTCATACCAAGAAGATTATACTCTTGTCTAGAAACAGTAATCAGTTGAATATCTGCTTTACTAATATTATCATGGATCAATACTTGAGTGATCTTCAAAGGTTTACTTGTCAACAACCAATCAGTAGTAGTATTATACTTAGATTGTCCTTGTACAAGAGGAAAGCCTTGTTTCTTAATTTTCCAAAGAGGCAAACCATCAGCTTGCCATGCTTTAATAAGAGAATTAAAGGTATCGGAAGCATCTGAGACTTGGGAAGTGGTTGGGGTTTCTCCTTGAGAGATTGCCCCCACCTTTTTTAAAGCTCCAAGAATCACCCTATCACGATTTAACATAAAAGAAGTACTCATGGCTTATCATCCTCAGAATGTCTAAAATCACAGCGAGCTTCTAGTTTAATTAAGCGCATTTCAATCTCATGAATAAGTTCACGAATCTCTTGATCATAAGCATGAATATCTTTATAAATCCTAGAAATAGTTTCAGGGAAAGCCTCAAACTTTTTCATGAGATCATCAATTCTCTTTAGAATTCTATTTAAACTAAACCAAAAAGTTGTTGATAGGAGAGTGAGTAATCCCCCAATAATTATAATTAAATACTCCACAGTCATTCCTCTCTCCTATTATGGTACAATGTAACTCTGCCAGTTCTCTGGAACATTTCCTGCTACCCAACACCCAGCAACACCAAATCCAGCAATAGAGAGTCTTCCGGGAATAGTGCACACAGGAACAAACTGATCTACAGGTTGTGGCTTAGTCCACTTAGCTCCTTGAACATCTTTAACACCTCTGATAAGTTCTTGTGGATGACGGGTCTCCCAATCATATGAGCAGACCATTAAACCATCCCAAGTTCTTCTTAGCTCATGTGCTTTAAACTTTCTACCACATCTATCGCATATACAATTCCATGAGCCCATCTTTAGATATGATCTAGACATGGAAAACTTCCTTACTTATTAGTTTGCAGAACTGTCAATCTAACAACACCAGTACCTGTAACATTCAATCTACAAGCATATACAGGAACAGCATAATTACTCGTAGCACTTGCAGTAATTGCAGATAAGCCAGAGGTTGGGAACCAAGCAGCAGTATAACCAGCAGCAGTGAATTGGGGGTCAAGAATTGGGTCAAGAGTATATTCTACTGTATAAGTAGGGGTACCAGAAACAACTACTGCCTGAAGACCTACTTGATAATTACTATCAGCATAATCAAGAACTACTGGATTAGAAATGCCAGTATCTGTTTGTTTAATTACTTTAGGACGCATAATAATTCCTTTAAATAGAGGTAGGAGAAGTAAATGAAGGATAAGATACCCCTGTTGGGGGATCACTAAGATAATTAATTGTCATTGACATTAATATACTCCCACACCTGTGATAAGCACACGGGAGGCGGGGATTGTAGCCGTTCCAGCAACCGTTCCGGGAGCATCTGTTGAGACTAGAGCACAAGCACCACTAGCCCAAAAAGTAAACCTAATAAGAGTATTAGCTTTAAAGTAATTTGTACTAACAAAGGTATATTGCCCATCTGTGGTAGATGTTATTGAAATTTCTCTTGTTGAATATCTACTAATAATCCAAGCGCTTCCATTCCAAACTTCGACATAAGAATATAAAGTTCTATTCTGCCCAGAACTTATATTATAAAAAAACTGGAAATTATAAATTCCATCAAATGGAAGTGTTATAACACCTGTTGAAAAGTTATACTGTTCAGAAGTATCAGTAATAACTGTGGGCCAAACAATTGTGGTTGGTGTTGTTGGAACTGCAACAGAAGCAATTCTGTTTTGTGCATCTAAATAGAAGCTTACTTGTGAGGATAATGTTACCCCACTACTTTCTGTAACCCCAGACATATATAGATCCTAATAAAAAAAATGGGGATGATGACGAGGCTCAAATTGCCCAACCAACATCCCCACTAGGGTTATGCTACATAAAATACATCAATAACCCACGGCCCGCCAGTAGTACTAGCAGTACCTGTCTCAGCGTACTTAGCCCAAATAGCAATATTGCTGCCAATAGGCGTAGATCTTGCCAAATCAACTGTACCAAGACCACCAGTACCAAACAAGGTGGATTTAGCACCAGAACCCTTAACATCAGTAGTACCAAATTGATTCGAGGTAACATCAGTACCAACAGAAACAATTGCAGTAGTAGCTGCGTCAGAGGCCACATCACCATTTGCTACAAAGTACAATACCTTAGAACCGGCAGGGAGTTGTACTTGTAGAGTGGCAGTAGTATCAGTTCTAGCGACAGAGAAACTCTTAACTAGAGGGCTTTTAGATTTAGCAAGAGGAGATTGTGAAGTCTTAGACATTTAAACCTCCTTGTTAAGCCCCAGCAGATCCATAGATTGCACGAGGATCAGTTGCACCGAAGCTGTAACGGCCATAAGCTTTAAACTTGGCATTATCAGTATCGAAGTCATTATCCATAGTGAACTCATCAGACTTACGCTCAAAGTATTTCATGCCGTTAGGACAATCTGTACGAATGAACCAAGCATCCGGGTCAGTCAGGTAGTTATTAATAACCACCTCACCATTAAAGTAACCAGTAGCCATCAGAGCATTAATATCATTGTTACCAGTACCAGCACGATATTCAGACTTCAGGATACGATTAGCTTCAAATTCCAGTTCCGGCGGAATGATGATACTCTTAGGTTGCAGAGCAATACGCAGACCACGATCATTGGTAAACTTACGAATATCAATGAAGGCTTGTTCAAGAGCCGCTTCCGACAAGTCAGCAGCAGTAGCAATCTTGTTAGTCCAAGTACCACCAGCAACATTCGGACGGGCAGTATCAATCAACTGCTTACCATCACCCAAAGCGTTACCACCAGAGAAGGCCAAGTTGTATACGTTAGCACCAACGATTTCCTTAGTTTGACGCATCGAGAAGGCCAAAGCTTGTGCTTTGTTCTTACCAACAATATCATACAGATCATCATCAAAAGCTTCACGAGACACAGCAAAACCAAGAGCATACGCTACATGGCGATACCGGGTCAAGAAACCTTGTTGTTGGGTGTCATAGTTGACAGCGGAACCTTCAGGTTTAACTTGGGCCAGACCAAAGCCAGAAACACCAACATCTTCTTCGTAGTTACGGGTAGAGGTATTGGTTTCAAACAATTTAGTGTATTGTACAGGAAACTCATTATAAGCATCACCATACCACTTATTAATGCCGGGCCACAGCGATTTAGCAAATGAACCAGTAGTAATCAATCCAGACATATATTAATCTCCTAATTAAACGCCAGTAGCTACAGGATAGCGGGCGTGGCGGTTAAAGATAACGTGGAACTTGCCCTTAGAACCCAACTCAACATTAGGACGTTGGACAACCTTAACAATCTGGAACAAGTGGGTTGCGGTGGTTGCTTTAGTAGCACCATCCAACTGCATGCCAGAAACACCAGTAACACCATTACCAGCAGTTGCTACAGAAACCTGTACGTTTTGGCCCACATCAGCAGCAGCGGTGGTGCCACTATCTTGAGCTTCCAACATAACTTCTGGAGCATCACAAACAAATACATAACGATCAGTAGAAGCTAGACGATGTTTCAAGTCAAGACGGTTAGGATCAGCAACAAAGCCTACAACAATACCAACCACAACATCAGCAGCAGCAGTTACAGAAGTAACAACTGGGATACCTGTGGTATCACCTGCGCCCGTCAACTTAACAAGATCACCAACAAATGTGGCAGTCGAATCAGTTGCGGGAATAAAATACATATTCACCTTTGCATTAGTAGCAGAACTACCAAATGCTTGGACTACACGAAACCCAGAAGGGGCATCAATATTAGCCATTTAATTCTCCAATTAAGAAATATCAACCTTACCATAGAAGCCTTGCGACTTACCAGTACCAGCCTCAACCTCGGTGTTTCGAGCCACCTTAGCTGCTTGATCTTCATCGTAAAATTCTTTAGGAATTCTCATAAGATATGAGATTGTCCCTTCACCAACTTCACGTTGAATTGCATCACCTATACCAGAAATAGCACCAACCTCTTCTCCATCACCCACAGTAATCGCAGGATCTTTAACAAACTCGTAGCTTGCAGCAAGGAATTTACGAATACGCATACCCCCCTTCATATCATTCACCCAACGATAAACAAAGTTAGGATCTTCATCAGAAATGGTCAGTACGTTACGAGCCTCACCAGATACAGGCACTCGTTGTGGTCGTTGTTCATTACGCTTTTCAATATTTGCACTACGTGGATTTGCCATATTTAAGTCTCCTTAATTTCTCTAAGATTATCGACGAACAGTTGCAGTGTCAAGGCTCTTCAAATATTCAGCCTTAGTCATAACACCCCACCGCACATAATTGTCCATCGCCCTCTTCTCTGTTGGGGAAAGGTCAGATTCCTTGAAACCTTTACTGGACTGCTGAGAGGTTTGTGTTTGAGCACCACCCCTACCAGACTCAACGGACTGGATTTTCTTTTGAGATGAGAATTTCTCTTTTACTTTAGATACAACATATTCAAGAACAGCAGACTCTTGTTCTGGAGTAGCCGTGCCGGGCTGAATGCCCAACTTTTTAGCATAAGCAATACCAGTCTTATCGGCATACTCGCGTTGCTCCTGATCCTTAGTGTACCAACTATTCTCCATAAGGAAGCTAGTAAATACTTCAGAAGGACCATTACGAACCTGTGCTTTTTGTTCTTGTTTTTCTGTTGCCCAAGCTTTCTTGAGTTGTTCTTCTTGTTCTTCCACAGCAAGGAATACTTTAGAATCACCTTCCTCTACAGCTTGTGCTTTTTGTGTCTTAAGTGTTTTGAGAGCCTCTGCATATGCTTGTTCTCGGATCTTACCTTGATGGTCAAGAACCTCCTTCATAGCACGTTTCATCTCTTTAATTTCACGGTTTTGGTAGTCAATCTTCTCAAAGAGTTCACCACGACGATTGAATTCTTCGGCAGATACCCACTTAGCAGGATCACCATTATATTCATCTTTAGGCTTCCAACCACCTTCCATAGCCAAAGATTCGGCTGGGGTATATTGTGGTGATTGTTGTTGATCTTGTTCTTGAGATTCTTCTACCTGTTGTTCATTTACTTGCTGATCTTCAGCCATGTCTATTCACCTCTTGGTTTGACAGTACACAAAATGTCATTATCATTTAAAAGAAGATATTCTTCTTTAGGATTATCAGGATCTTGAATTCTAGTATTGGCATATTTAGCATACTGAACCCTGTCACCTACCTTTGCCCAATGTTCCCCAGCAGCAAAACCAGACCAAGCCTGATCTCCAATAGCTACCAAAGTACCTGTAGTTGTAGCAAATTTATCCGCATCCACAGTAGCCTTAGCTAGAACAATTCCACCAGAGGAAATCTCCTCCACAGAATCTGCTTTAACCAAAACTCTATAACCACAAGGTTTAAGTCTGGTCATTATTATCCTCCGCAAGATCTGTAACATAGTCTAGAATATTCTCTAGAGCTTCTGTTAGACCTAATGCTTTAGCATTTAGTTGGGCAGTTTCATCGAAAGATGCTCCAGTGAAGGCTCCTACCGCCCACCTATCTTTCAATGCTGCAATATCTTCTTTCAGAGTCTTAATCAGGTCAGTAGTAATATCATGACCTAACCACTCTTGTTTATACTGTTTATAACTCATTCAGTTGTAGACCCCTGTGGCTGTTGTTGAATTTGTTGTTGTTGCTGTGCTAGTTGGTTATCTTGGAATTTCCTTTGACTAAAGGCATCCTCCCTACCAGCAATATGATCAGCAATGTCTAGTCTACGAGAATGTTCAAATTCTTTATTTGCCATAAACGTATCTAGTTTAAGTTTTAATACTTCAAGCTGTTGGCCCATAGACTCTGACTGAGCTTTAGCCATAGCAAGCATAGCATTACTTTCTTTCAGTTGATTCTCATAGTCTTGAGCAGCTTTATTCAGAAGCAGTTCAGCCTGCTCTCTCTGTTGTTGCCACTGGAACTTAGATTGTTCAAACTGTAGTTGTTGTTCTTCTAGGCCCGGCCCCTTCTGTGGAACATTCATAAGTTCCTCTACAGCAGGTTGGTTTTGGGCTTCTAGAATTCTCTTAACAGCAACTTGTGGGTTAATTAGCCCAGTTTGCATCAACTCAAGAAGACCTTGAGCTTTTGCTAGTTTTTGTGATTCTGTTGCGACATTAGGATCTGCTGCTGGAAGAACATCTACCTTAGAGTCTTGATAATCATTCTGATAGACAACACCACCAGATGGGGTGCCCAAGATATTAAACTCTTCTTCTGCACCAAGATGCTTGCCGTTAAGCTTATAAAGCAGCTTATATTCTTTTTCCAATGAACGATAAATCCGTTTATGAATAGCAGTAAATACCTTCAAGCCCTGTTCAATAGTAGCCATTGTAGTAGTTGCTGGTGTATTCTGACCCGGCATTTTACCTGTCATTGTTTCAGATACTGACGAGATTTCTTTGCCTACTTCATTCAACATTCCAAGCAATTGAAATAGAACACTAGAAGGTTCCTTAGTAGGAAGTGGGAAAATACTCTTACGAATATCATCACCCGTAGCATTTACTGGTTTCCATTCACCCAGTCTAAAGGATGTGTCCCCAGACTTCAACCGAACACCTCGGCCAAGGAAACCCCCCTGCATATTAGCAAGAGTTCCTGAGTCGATAAGCTGATTAAGAATGGTGTTTACTGTTTCATTAATTGGTCCTAGAAGAATGCCAAAACCAACATCGTAAAACCCACCATCAGGGTTAGGAATAAAAGAAAACTTAGTAAAATATTGTTGAGGTACAATATACCGCATAGAACCATCAACATTATACTTAACATCTTCTTGGTCAAATCTAGGAATAATTCTGAGAACTTTCTTAGATTCCAACTCGAAGGTAACAATGTAAGGTTCTTTATAATCATCCTCGTCTAGATCCAGATAACAATGCTGCTCAATAATATTGTATGGAGCATCCTCATCAGATCTAGGGGCATTCAAACCAATACGATCAGAGGTCTTGCTATTAGAATCTTCTTGTGAAGGAGAGGATCTAGGAAGATCAACGCTCAAGAAGATATTAGCCATCTGGCGCTCTTTAACCTCGTTAGGATACATCTCAATCCAATGAGAAATTCTAGAGGCTGTGTTCAGATCTTTAGCATAATAATTAACTAGAAGATGTTTAGGATAGATAAGATCGGAGCAATTCTTTTCTGTGAGGGGGTTATAATAAGTCTTTTTGAACATACAACCAACAATTGGAAGAGCGAAACAGAGCTTATCCATTTCCTCATCCCAATTACTCATTTCAGCCATAAGTTGATAACTCATGTGCTTACCAATACGAATTGCTTTTTCTGCTTTTTGACCATCAGGATCAAAACCAATAACCTTACCCTTAACCACATCAAAACCATTAACAATGGCGGGATACGCTCTAGCAGAGAATTGTAAGGAGGCCACTGTGATAAGTGGATACTTGATATTAGCAGAGTTAGGCCAAGGAAAAGATTTAGTTTCAATAGTCTGGAGAGCGAGCTTTAGCCACTCTTCATTCCTATCTTCCCAAGCAGTCCGAGACTCTTTATCTGCTCTAAAACCATCAGCACAATCCATACCAATCTTAACAAGTTGATCCTCATCAAGATCTGCTGCAATGTTATCTGACTCTAAAATATCATTTAATTTCATTTAATATCCAGTGTATTGTGAGCGTCCTTGTTCAGACATACCAGAAGCGAGTAGTTCATCTTCGTACTCATCATCTTCCCATTCTTCTTCAGTTTTAGCTAAAGTAATTTTATCTAACGTTAAACCTATCCAAGCAGTTGAATCAACTTGGTCATCGTTTTTATCACGAGGGAACCGAAGATGTTCTTGTTCATAAACAGTATACCAATCAGCATCCTTGTTAAAACGAACAGAACCAGCTCTCATTCGAGCATTAATTGATTTAGCTCTAGCTACTTTATCCTTGGTAGGGACCATAGGATTTAGGTTAATATAAGTGTTTCTACGTTGCATTTCTTGATTCAGGATAGGCCCAATGGACTTTTCAATAGCACCAGCTTCTAGTGTGAAGATTTCTGGGTTATACCGAGTCTGTAGAGCAAAGATTGTATCTATAAGCTCTAAAGAGTCCATCCGATCTCTGATAACATCATAAATATATAACATACCAGAGGCATCAACAGCAGCAACAACAAAGACTGTGTAGTCAGAGGTTTGGTTGGTTGTAATAGCCAAGTCACCTGCAACATACCAGTTATATCTCTGCGGTTCATCCTCAAGTTTATGCATTGTCTCAGTTGCAATTGGGATAAAGTCAGATTTCTTGAAGAGTTTAATATCTTGGGCACCCCATCTGGTGGTGTTGTCTATCAGAATGATTATCAAGACTCTAAGGTAGATGTTCTTCCAGCAGCAGATCCTAATGTCGCAAC